GACGATGTGCTGAATGGTGACCGTCATCCCAGCACCACCCCGACCGCCGCGAGGGCCTGGTCGACGCTCTCCACCACCGCGACATGATCGGCCCAATCCCGGTGGAACTCGGCCTCGGCGGGGGTGAGCTTGCGCGCGGAGGGCGGCTTGGAGCCGTCCTTGACCTCGAGGAAAATCAGCCGCTTGCGGTAGGACGCCGCCAGATCGGGGAAGCCCCCGCCGACGTGCGAGGTGACGCAGACGGTGACGCCGGCGGCGCGGAGAGCGGCGACGATCTCGGGCTGGTTCCGGTCCGTGCGAGCTGCTCGCCTCACCACCGGATCTCCCAATCATCCTTCCACACCGACACCACCGCCCCCTTGGCGATCAGTTCGGCGTAGAGCCAGCGGAGACGCCATGCAGGGACGGGGATGCGCCATGTGATGCGGCAGACGCGGCAATGGGGATCGGTCATTCGGCGGCCGTCCCGAACAGCGGCCCGAGGTCATCCGCGATGCGACGCCGCGCGATCTCGGCATACTCCGGCGATAGCTCGATGAGTGTCGCGCGGAACTGCTCCCGGCTCGCTGCAAGCCCGGTGGAGCCGCTTCCGCCGAAGGGGTCGAGCACATGACCGCCCGGCGGGGTGATGAGCCGCACGAGCCAGCGCATGAGGTCTCCGGGCTTCACTGTCGGATGGGTGTTGCCCTCGCCGCGGTCGGTCTTGTCGGCCTTGGCGCAGTAGAAGAAGCGGGCGGCGGAGCCGGTGTCGCCGTATTGCGGGCCGCAGGGGTCGTTGCTCAGGCCGCTCCAGATGCCGCCGCTTCCCTTCGGCTTCGTCTGCGTTCCTGCCGCGCTCTCTGGGAACCCCGCCAGCACCTCGTCGCTGCCGTCGTGCATGAGGTTGGCGGGCCAGCGGCCGAGGGGCTGAACGAACTCGCAGCCGACGGTCTTGCCGGGGACGTTCATGCCGCTGCCGGCGTGGAGGGATGGCGAGACCGACCGGCCGCCCTCGGCGGCGTAGGCCCCGCCGTTCAGGTCGTCGGTCGTCTCCACCCGGCACCCGTCGATGTTGAGCGCCCCGGTGCCGTAGGCGAGCACGTTCGCCGCCACCGTGCCGACGAGCGGCTTGCGGGCGAGCACGATCGGCTCCCACGCCGGCTTGAGCGCGGTGCCCCAGCCCTGCCATGCGGCGGCTTCGGGTGTGGCCGGGGCTGTGATCGAGCATTTTGCATCGCCATTCGCGAGGCCATCGCCATACACGGCGTTGTCTCCGGTCTCGCCCTGCCGATAGCCGGGCAGGCCGAACTTTGACCCGATCACCTCCCGCTCCGCCCCCGCCGCCTTGTCGATCGCCTTCGACACGTCGAGCGACTTCGGGAACCCGCTCCCGTATGCCCAGCCGATCTGGTCGCGGATCTCGAAGCCGGCGTCCTCGATCGCGCAGACCATCCGGTGGTAGGTGCGGGTGCCGCCGAAGGCGACGAGGTGCGCGCCCGGCTTGAGCACGCGAAAGACCGCCGCCCAGGTCTCGGGGCGGAAAGCAACGTCGCCGCCGTCCCATGTCTGGCCCATGAAGCCGGCCGATGCGCGGGCATAAACACCGGTCGCGCCGTTGCTCTTGGCGGGCGCGGCGGTCTCTGAACCGAACCGCTTGACGATGCTGGTCAGGTGGTACGGCGGATCGGTGACGCAGGAGTCGAAGCTGTCCGGCTCGAGCCCGGCGAGCACGTCGCGGCAGTCGCCGGTGAGAATGCTGACGGTCATTCGGCGGCTATCGGCAGGGCCGCCTCTGCTGCGTCGACCATCTCGATCCGGCGGCCGATCCAACGCATCACGTTGACCGCCATGCTGTTCCCCAGCGCCTTGTAGCGTGGGCCATCGGCGGCGGGCTTGCCGCGGTATGGAATCTCGGTCCAGCCGTCAGGGAAGCCCTGGAGGCGCTCGCATTCGACGGGAGTGAGGCGGCGGACTGCCCAGCCTTGTAGCGTCTGCGGAATTTCATCGCCGCTCCCGTTGCCGAAGCCGACCCGGAGCGGATGCGCGACATCGGAAACGGTCTGGTTGTAGGCGTCGAAGGCTATGGCCGGCACATGCGCCCCCGCCGCGAGCGGATGGCACGGATCCCCCGGCTTCGGGTTGCTGTAGTTGGCGGCGCTGGTGATCTGGGTGGTGTCGAAGGCGATTGCCGGCATCACCCCGGCGTTGGCGTGGCTCTTGTCGAAGCCGCCAGCCCGGAGCGTCGGGGACAGGTTCACCATCGCGTCCGCGCCGTGGTCCTTCGCGGAGAAGGCGATGAAGTGACCGGCACCCCCGTCAATATGCTGGTTGTCGTGCCCCTGTAGTCGGCCAAAACTCGCATCGAGGCACGGTGCCGCGGCGGCGATGAACGTTTCGCTTGCGAAGTCCTGCCGACCGTGCGGTCCGCCGTGCGCTTGGCAGGCGGTGGCTACGTCAATGGGGCCGGATGTGTTGTTGCCACCGAATGCAACGCGCTCGCCAGTTGCGCCGGCAACGCCTTGCCCCGCTTCTCGGCGCGGCGCAGGATGCCCCGACAGGCTTTCGCGCTCAAAAAGTACCGCTGCGGCACGTCGCCAGTCTCCAAGATGTCCGACAACGAACACACGGCGTCGGCGCTGGGGGACGGCGCGCTCCAGGCCGTCCACTCGGACGTATTGTGCGTCGAGAGTCCGGTAGGCGAGTCCGTAGGCGTCGGGAATGCCGGGGATGATCCCGCTGTTCTGCCACCCCCCTTCGGGGACAGGGATCGTCTGACCGCAGAGGTCGCCCAGAAAGCGCGCAAAGTCTCGTCCGCCGTTGCTTGAGAGAACGCCGAGGACATTTTCCCAAACGACGACGCGGGGGCGATAGCGCGCAGCGATCTCAACAAATGTAAGGGTGAGCTGCCCTCGGTCGCCAGCCATTCCAAGGCGCAATCCGGCAACGGAGTAGTCTTGGCAGGGAGTTCCTCCGACGAGAATATCGACATCTGCATCGGGCCACTCCTCGAAGCGGGTCATGTCGCCCCAATTGGGGACGGTGGGGAACCGGTGCTTGAGGAGCGCCGAGGGGAACGGGTCAATCTCCGCGAAGGCCAGCGGCTCCCATCCCAAGGGTTCCCACGCCACGCTGGCGGCCTCGATGCCCGAGCACACTGAAAGGAACCGCGTCATGCCGTTCTCGCGAGGTATGCGAGGGCGGAAGCGAGGAGATCAGGGCGCTCAACAATCGGGAGCTTGAGATTGCAGCCGTGACAAAGCACGCCGCGCACCCGCCCCGTCGCGTGACAGTGATCGATATGGTACCGTTCAGGCAGCGCCTCGCGGCAGATAGCGCAGCACCCGCCTTGCGCCGCGATCATGCCGTCAACGTCGGCGGGGGTCAGTCTGTAGCGCGTGTGGAGATTATGCCGCCGTCGCGTCTCAGGGGTGACGCGCTTGTTGCGAACCGCGCGAGCGTAGCTGTTGAAGCACGCCCGGCACCAGCTATGCCGCCCGTTAAGCTTCCGCTTGGCGCCAGCATGGAACTCGGCAAGCGGTTTCTCGGCCCCGCATTTTGCGCAAATGGAAAAAGCGCCCGGAGCCGAAGCCCCGAGCGCCAGGTGCCGCGCCCCACAGGGGAGGAGGGCTGACCCGCCAACAATGACCCGGCGCGAGGCGGATCGTGCGGAGGGGGAGGTCGCGCCGGTATTCGCCATGCGGGTTACTCGCTCAACCCTAGCCGTTGGGTAGTTTCTGCAAGTTTCCCACGAAAAAAGGCGTGCTGTTTCAACGCCTCAGCGGACCGCCGCAAGCTGGCGGCGGCCCTGAGTTCGCAATAGGTGAGGTAGAGGTGAAGCATCCATACCGGCACGCGCTTACCTCGCACCGAAGAGGATGCGCATTCCCTTGTCGGCTCCGGCGTAGGCGGCGATGATGCCGACCTCGGTCCAGCTCGGGGTGGTGTCGCCGGACATCCACGAGCGGATCGTCCGGGCGTCGCGCCCCATCACGGCGGATGCGCGTTGGCTCACGGCATGGGCCGAGCGGCCGGGAAAGGCCGCCCAGATCAGATCACAGATGCGCCGACGGCTTACCTCCGGGCAGCGGAGGTCGGCGACGGCCTCAGTTCTGGAAGGAAATTGCACGACGGTCTCCGTATTTTGCACCTGCGTCGAGTGGTGCTTGGAGTTTCCGTCCCTGACCTGGGTAGGCTTGTTGTGGGTAGCGAGTGGTGTGTAGTGGGTAGGGGCGCGAAGGGCGGAGGGGGTCACTGTGCGGCCCCCTCCGTTTTCGCCCAGGCGGTCATCGGGACCGCGCCTTCGGTCTCCCGCTCGATCCGGTGCGCCAGATCGAGGCCGGGGCGGATCTCGCCACGGCAGAGCTTGGAGATGCGGGACTGGTCGACCTCGACCCGACGCGCGAACGCCGTCTGGGTCAACTCGTTGGATGTGAGATAATGGGCGAGCAGGTTCATGCCCGCATTCTAAGCACACCACGCCTAGGGCGTCAAGGCGATTTAGTTACCCCATGCCTTTGCCGGAACCGAGGCGAGCGCGCAATATGCACGGCATGAATTTGGCCGCGATTCGGAAACGCCTCAAACTGAGCCAGGCCCAGCTCGCCGAGAAGGCGGGCGTGGATCAGACCACCATATCCCGCGCCGAGCGCATGGCCCCGAGCGTCACGCTGGAGGTGTATTACCGGATCGCTCGAGTCCTCGGAGTATCGCTTGCCGACATCTTTGGGCCAGCGCGCAGCGAGAGGGAGGAACGGCTCCTCCGCACTTATCGAGCACTTCGCGAGGGCAAACAAATCGCAGAATGGGAAGCCCTTCTGCGGCAGGTTCTAGAAGATGATGAACCCCCAGAAGCTGCTCCAGGCGGCAAAGACCCTGCGCAGACAAACCCTTGACGCCGCTCTCAAAGCGGCTGTCCAGCATTCCCATCAACCGGCGTCCCCCCTGTGGAAACTGACCAAGCGCCAACTCGCCGGTTAGTTGAGTAGGATATGCCATATCGGCATAATTGTTTCAAACCGAACAGTGGCGGGATCCCGCCACCATTTTTACCGGAGGGGGCGGAACTACTTTCCGGCCAACGCGTTGCGGTACGCCTCATAGGCGTCGCACATCGCGCGCATCTCCTCGTGCCACGATTCAAACAGACCGTTGGCGATCTCGGCGGCGGTCACGGTGGGGAAATAATACCCGTCCTTGTCGCGATGAAGGATGCCGCCGCGAACCAGCTTGGCGAGCGAGTCGCGCACTGACCGGCGGTGCGCGCCGAGGGTGTTGGTGACGTGCATCTCCCTCGAGCCGCCTTCACCGGCCCAGATGAAGGCGTAAACGACGATCGTCAGGTCGAGGTAGCTCATCGAGCTGACCCCCCCCCGGCGGAACCGCTCGATCGCGTCCAGCCGCCCGACCATCATGTTGAGATAGGTCAGCAGCATCGCCCGCATTTCCGGGTGGTGGTATTCGTCGCGCAGATCGGCCGGTCCCGCCGGACGCCGCATGTCGCCCTCCCTTTCAGGAGCCATCGTAACCTCCTTTGCTGCGGCGCTCAAATCTTTCGCACCGCTTAGGCACAATACGCCTTGACGCCCCCGGCCGCAATAGGTATGGTGTGCTTATAGACGCCACGCCGGCACGGGG